ATCTATGTGGTAAGTGCTGAGTTAACTAAGATGCGAGATACTGTTATAAAGGATTTCGTTAATATTATGCGTGAAGCTGGTTTATTTAGTGAAGATAGATTTCTTGCAGGTCGTGAATATCGTTACCCAAATGGTTCAAATATTAAGTTTATAGGATTAGATAAAGAAGATGTCGGTAAGGGGTTGCGTTCTCATGTTGTTTACTTCAATGAGGTTAATAAAGTTAATCAGGAAACGTTTAGGCAAATGGCTTCCCGTTCAGATAATATCTATTTGGATTACAACCCCGATGCTGAATTTTATGTTGATACTGACATACTACCTAGACCAGACTGCGACTTCATACAATTAACTTTCAAAGACAATGAGTGCCTAAAAGAGGGTGAGCGTGACGAAATTCTAAACTATTATAATCAGGGTTACAATGAAGACGGAACGGTTAAGAATAAATACTGGGCTAACTTATGGCAAGTTTACGGATTAGGAAACATAGGCAATTTGATAGGCGTTATATTCGAGAATTGGAAAGAATGTGAAGATATACCTAAAGAAGCTGAGTTCATATCCTATGGAATGGATTTTGGGTTTACGAATGACCCTACTACATTAACAGCCGTATATCGTTACAATGGTGAACTTTACTTTGATGAATTACTTTATAAGACTAAGCTAACTAATAGTGATATAATTAAAGAGTTTGAATCATTAGGAATTAAACGACATGATATGATTGTAGCTGATAGTGCTGAGCCTAAAAGTATAGAAGATATTAGAAGGGCTGGGTATAGAATTGAAGGTGCTAAGAAAGGCGCTGATAGCATTAAGAATGGATTAGATACTTTACTAAGGCATACAATCAATGTAACTAAACGCTCAACTAATTTAAAGAGTGAGTTAAGAACTTATCGTTGGGCTACTGATAAAGACGGCAAACAAACAAATGTTCCCGAAGTAGGCAACGATCATGCAATAGATGGCGTTCGTTATGTTGCATTAAATAGGTTAAAGAAATCAACTTTTATAATTCAATAGTTTTGTAAAAACTTATATTTTTTGGTATATTAAAATGTATGAATATACCTAAACGATACGAAGATTTAACAGTTAATCAGTTTCAAGAACTTGAAGCGTTAAAAAACGATGATACACTAGACAATTTGGATAAGTCAATTAAACGATTATCTATACTATCAGGCAAATCAGTTGAATATATTGAAACATTAAAACCTTCTTTAGTTTACGAAAAGTTATTAGACGCTATCTTCTTAATCGAGCCTATTAATTCAATGGCTAGTCCTGAGTCGTTTACTTTAGCTTATAAAAAATTTAGATACATTAAGTCTATTGACCAATATACAACGGCTCAACAAAAGGATTTCACAGAAATATTAAAGGCTAACAACAATGATTACATTGCTTGTATGCCTGAGTTAATGGCTATTTGCCACCAAGAATTAACTCTATTTGGTTGGAAATATAAACCTGAAAATCATTTTAAAAACGTAGAACTTTTTAAGCAAAGTAAATTAAAAGATTCTCTAGGGGCTGTTTTTTTTTATTCAAATTGTTTGAAAAGTTACAGCGTGATTATAGAGGATTGTTTACTGAAAGCAAACGAAATGATACAAGCACACGCGAAAACGATGATGGAAGACCGAGAGTTTCAGACTTTTTTGAAAGGTGGGGATGGGAATACTCGATTAGCTTAGTCGTTCAGGATAGCGGATTAAGTGAAGATGATATTTATAATTGGAATGTATTAAGGTTCTATACTAAGTTAAGTTACTTGAAAGACAAAGGAAAATTTGAAATAATGTTGAATGGCTCTAAATGACGACATAAAAGATTTACTTAATGAGTTTGGTTTAAAGCTCACCGTTGATACTAAGGCATCATTGAAAAGTAAGTTGGACGCTAGGGCTGCTAAACATGGTGGTCGTAAAAGAACAAGTCGTTTAGAGAATAGCGCAAAGGCTTTGCCAATAAGTTACTCGGGCGGTGTTTTAAGATTTACATTTGTAATGAATGACTACTGGGACATTGTTGACAAAGGAAGGAAACCGGGAAGTGTTAGCGAAGAGGGACAAAATAAAATATCAGAGTGGAGCGGATTAAGTGGATTTGCTGAAAATATTAGAATATCTGATTTAGAAGCTAGGAAGGAAAAGCAAAGCTTATCTAAACGAAAAAATGGATTAAAGAAATTAAAGAAGATGCCATTTGATAGGGCAAAGAAAGCAGCTGGTTTTTTAGTGGCACGTTCTTTAAAGAAGAAAACAATCGAACCTACTAATTTTTTTACCGATGTTATAAATGATGGTAGGATTGAAGAATTACAAAAACGATTATCCGAATTAATAAAAACGGATATAATAATAAATATTAGTAACTAATGGCATTAATACAATATCAGATACCACAAGCATACACTCCAGCTTATAATGACCAAACATTTCTGTTTAAATCAAATCAAATTGCATTACCTGATTTTAAATACATTGTTACAGTTCAAGTAAATGGAGGTACTATTTTTACTGAAAATATACTTCAGCGTCCTGACGGGTATTTGGTTTACGATCCTATTGAAATAGTTAAGAATTATATTACTAGAGATTACTTTAACCCGACAAATTCCCTTTGTAAGTATGCAGAAGGGAAAAGCTGCACGGTTGAGGTTAAGATTAAAGAATATTATACTGGTTCTATTCACGCAACTACTACTATTAACTACATAGCTTTTGATGCTTGTCTAACAGATGAAGATTTTAGAAATTATAATTATCTTAACTACGTTTCAAGTGCTTCAAATATTAAGTTGCTAAGCAACGTTGTTAAAGAATTTAACGAACCTGAAAATATAGCGGACGTTAAGAATGATATTTGGATTCACTTTTTTAGAAACTCAACTACTGACATTGTTTTGAAAGTATATAATGAATTAGCCGTATTACAAGGCACTATAACTTTAACTATTCCAACTACTAATCAATTAATATACTACGCTAACATAGGCTATAAGACATTACTAGCTAATGGTTACACTCCTTTAAACGGTTGGAGTGTTGGGGTTGAGATTAAAAACGGTGCAACTGTTTACTATTCTACTTCATACACATTTACTGATTTACATACTAAATATGAAAAATTCACTATTCAATATTTAAAACGCAATGGAAACATACAGCGCTTTAATTTTGAGATGATTAACTCGGTTACTGTAACAAAGAAAAACAATACAGTTAGATTGAATCCTAAAAGAATTATAGGTGGGTTAACTTATGGGTCTAATGTTTGGGAATCTGAGACAAAAACAGTAAGCACTCAAACGGCAAAGCAAATCACATTAAATACTAATTGGATTACAGCTTCACAAATTGAAGCACTTGAAGAGCTTTGGGATAGTCCTGTTTCGTGGATAGTAGACGAAAACCAAAATTATAAATCATTCACTTTAACAGATAGTAGTTTGCCTATTCCAAAAGGATTTGGAGATCCATTGTTGAGCATGAAAATTACTTGCGAATATGATGTTAAAGAAACTAGACAAAGAGGTATATAATGGCAGTAGTAACTAGATTAGAGATTTTTAATAAAGATGGCAGCGGTTTACAATCACAGCCATTCAATGATAATATACCTGTATCTTTGAATTTTAACTTAGCCGATGTTAGAGAGCCTGATAAGCGAAAAGCATCTAGGAGCTTGACAATTTCAATAGACGCATCAAATGAAATTAACAAATGCTTTGAAAATATATTTGAAGTTAATATTGCAACTCAATATTTTAACAAGAATTTAAAAACCCCATGCAAATATTTTGTAAATGAAATATTAAATTTTGAAGGCAGTTTACAATTGCTTAAAATAGTTAAGAGACCTGATAATAGCATGGTTTACGAATGTTCTATTATCGGAGAAGGTGGTTCTTTGTTTGTTGAGATAGGTGAAAAATTAATCGTTGGAAACGCTAACAGTTCGGAAGACTTGGACTTTAGTGATTACGATCATACATACAATAGAGCTACCCAAATAAGTACACGTGCGAATTACGGTACTGGCTTAGATGTTGTATATCCATTCATTGATAAAGGTAGTAACGGTGGGTCTGATACTGTTTGGAATACAACTGATTTTTTACCATGTTTTCATTTAAGGGAATACATTGAAAAAATAATTACAAAAGCAGGTTACACATTTACAAGTTCAATACTAGATAGCGCTGAATTTAAAAAGTATATTGTTTACCCAAATCTGACAAGCATACCACTGTCTCAAAGTCAATTAGAGAATAGACAATTTTACGTTGGATTAACTGCTAATAGTGTAAGAACTGCTAATAGTGCATGGGTAAATGTTAACTATACTAATGAGACAAGTGGTGATGGATTCTTTGATGATGGCTCTCAAAGTGCAGGAACTTATGCTATAATTAACGATAGCGGATATTATAATATCGCAGCTGCTGACTATTACAGAATATCATTTACCCATACAGACCCATCAGTCGTAAATGCTCAGGCACTACATCAAAGCGGAAAAAGAATTAGAAAATCAGGAAATGGTGGTATTGGCTGGTTTAATTTGTCATATGAAAGCTATGTTAATTATGATAATAATGGATCTAAAATAAACATTAACACATATTACTACTTCACAAACCAAGTAGCAACTGGCGAACAGTTCTTAACGGCTGGCGACTATTTAGAGGCTCAAAGTTATTTAAGGCTTTTTGGAATTACTTACTACGATGTTAGCAACAACGTTGTAGCAACAGGAACTGGAACTGTAACAATCGAATTAATTAGTGGAGCTGCAAAGACTTCGTTTTATGCACTTGCAACAAGAAAAGAGTTAATAGCTGGTAATACTTTGTTAGCTCAAAACGCTTTGCCAACAAAAATAAAACAAAAGGATTTGTTAATGTCAATTGTTAAGGCTTTAAATTTGTATATTGACTTAGACCCCGATGACAAAACTAATTTAATCATTGAATCATTTGATACATTTTATAATACTTTACCTATTTTAAATTACGAAGGCAAAACAGACGAAGACAAGGAAAAGACTGTTAACGTAAATATACTAGATAGCAAAAGATATATTTTCAAATATAAAGAGGACAAAGATAAATTTAACGAACAATATAAAAATACTTGGAACGAAGTTTTTGGAAGTGAACAGATAGATATTGAAAATGATTTTAGTAAAAACGACAAAGTAACTGAGATTATTTTTTCTCCAACTCCAAACGCTGCAAACTATGGTTTAGGCATTGCTCATCCTCGTATTTACAAAGAAGAGCAAGATGGAGGTATTACAGTTAAGAAACCAATAGTGCCAAATATTAGGCTATTAGTTTGCGGTGGCGTTAAGCAAACGGCTAATCCATACACTTATAAAGATTTTGGTAACGCTGATTTAATTACGAATGATTATCTATACGCTGGGCACACGGACGATCCGTTTAATCCTACTATTGATTTGAATTTTGGGTTACCTAAAGAAGTTTACTACACATACGTTAATACTTATTTTACAACAAATAATTTTTATAATCGTTTTCATAAATACTACATTGAAAATTTAACTAACAGAGATTCTAAATTTGAAACTAAATATTTGTGGTTAAATTCAAAAGATATTAATGAATTTAATTTTAGACATAGAATATTTAGTGACGGCGCTTATTGGATTGTAAACAAAATTGAAAATTACACTCCTTTAAATGAAACGTCAACAAAATTTGAGTTGGTAAAATTACTAACTGCAAATGTTTTCACTCCACAATCAATAAGAATAATTGAAATTGAAACGGTATCGAGCGGAAGAGATGTTTTAACTGCTCGAATGAACACAAGTTTAAATGTTGGTAAAAATGTTATTAATTTAGGTGAAAATTGTATAGCTGTCGGAGAAAACATTTACATTCCCGAAAGTTGTTCTAATATAACTGCCATTGGAAATAATATAAAAGTAGAAGAAAATGTAAGTAATGCTAGTGTAATTAATACTAATGATGTAAGTGTTACTACTAACGGTTACAACGCTATAAATGGAGTTACCTCTCAAACAAATGTTTTATTCGTTCAAACCTCAAACAAATCAGTAACTAATACAACTACTGAAACATCATTGATAGGCACAGGTTTGGGAAGCGTAACTATACCAGCTAGTAGCTTAAATGTTGGTGATGTTATTAGAATTAAAATTAAAGGAGTTTACGCAGCTATATTTACTTTACCTGATGTAGTTGGTTATTTTAAAACTAGATTTAAAATTAATGGCACTACGTTAGAAACAAACACATGTAATGGAATTATAGACACAAACCCTGATTTGAGAGATTTTGAAATTGAAGCATTAATAACAGTTAGAACAGTTGGTAGTAGTGGTTCTTTTATGTCGCACGGAACAATTAATTACACTAAACTAGATGCTGCTAATACTTTTTATAAACTATCCGAATCACTTTGCTTAACAGCTAGTATAAGTCCTATAAATACGACTATTTCTAATACATTAGATTTTACAATGGAGTTACAATATTCTAATGCTAATACTGGAGTGATAGTAACTGAATGTTTAATTGAAAAAATAAGAATATGATAGAAAAAATAGAACTTTTAGAAAGCCTAATGAATAACAAACCTAGTCAAGTAATAGTTGACGGGTTAATATGTATTCACATGTGCTTAGATGTTGCAGTAACTGGTAATGATGATTTAATTAAAGCATTAGAAAATGGCAGAGGATAAAAAGATAGCGATAGAAGTTGAGGTCAAGGGGACTGAGGAATCTATAAATTCCGTAAAGGATTTAAAGAATGCCATTAAAGCTGCTAAAGACGAACAAGTCAGAGCAGCTGCCGTTTTCGGTGAAAGCTCAAAAGAGTTTGTCGATGCTAGTAAAAAAGTTTCAGCTTTAAAAGATAAAGTTGACGATTTAGCGGATAGCACTAAATCTTTAAAAGGTAGCGGCGTAGAACGTGCAAGTGAGGGATTTAATCAATTAGGTGAAGGCTTAAGAAACTTAGATTTTGATAAAGTAAAAGTTGGTTTAGTTGCTATGAAGTCCGCATTGGCTGCCGTAGGAATTGGATTAATAGTTCAGGCAGTAATGTACTTAGTAGAAAACTTTGAAGAGCTTTCTAAAGGCAGCGGTGTGTTAGCTCAAGTATTGAGAGGTGTTGGAGATGTTATTAATTCAATTACAAACGCTGCTTATAAATTAACCGACGCTTTAGGGCTGACAAATAGCCAACTCGACAAAATGGGTGAGGCTACTGTTGAAAATGCAAACGCAGCTAAAGACGCATTAGCAGGACAGACAGCGGAATATGATAGGCAAATAGCAGTAGCAAAAGCTAGTGGTAAAAGTGCAGTTGATTTAGAGATAGCAAAACAACAAGCTATAATTGAAACTAACAAAGCATTAGTTCAGCAAACGATAGCGTATGTAAAACAAGGAGGCGTTTTAACTGAAGAGCAAAACAAACTACTTACTGAGCAACTAAATGCCATTAAAAACGCTGCTACTCAACAACAAGTAATTACTTTAAATGCTGAGAAAGAGAAAAATGACAAGTTATTAAAACAACAAGAAGATTATAGAGCTAAAAAGAAAATACAAGACGATATTCTTTTAGCTGAATCTGACGCTTTTTGGGCAAGAGAACAACAAAATCAATTAGATAATCAAGCCTTAACAGACCAAGCTAGAGCTAAAGAAGAAGCTGACCAATTAGCTTTAGAAGAAAGACAACGAGCTCAAGACGAAGCTATGGAGTTGGGGAAAGCGGAAAGGAATAGAATATCTTTAGAAAATTTAAGTAAACAAAAAGAAGAAGCTGCTAAAAAGGATGCTGAGAATGAAGCAATGTGGAGAAACAACTCTTTAGAAGCTGCTCAATCTTTAACGAACTCTCTACAATCTTTATCAGACGCTTACTTTCATTTTAAAACAAAGAACCTACAAAAAGGTAGTGCCGAAGAATTAAAACAAGCTAAAAAACAATTTGATATTAATAAAGGTATTGCTATTGCAAACGCTACTATATCAGGGATTCAAGGGGTTGTTAATGCTCTATCTGCTCAATCAGTTATTCCAGAACCATTTGGATCTATTTTAAAAGGTGTT